ACCAAAGATAACATCAACAAGTTGACCATAAGCAGCTAGTACTTTTGTCTTAGTTACTTTAACAAAGACTCTAGACTTTTCTGACTCACGGAATTTAACATGCTTTGGATACATACCACGATAGTTGTGGTATCCGGTTATCCAACGCTTTTCATCGTAATCCCTTGCCTGTTGCGCAGCAATATAACGATCAGTAATAAGACCAACAAACTGGTTGTGCAGCTGTTCTTCAAGGGTCATTATCCTTGAATCTTCACCCGCTACTTCTTGGAAGTACAGGTCATCTGCTCCTAATACTATACTGTTGTCTTGTTCTGCCATTTAAATTTCCTTTAATACCCAAACTCTGAATCAGCAGGAGTATATGCTTGTTCTAATCTCAAATGTCTTAGTCGGGATATCGGGTCTTCAATTCTCGGCCTAGACATTATTAAGTATCTTAACGCATCATACGCATGATCAGAAGCGTGTGTATCTACATCCTCAGGATTTGATTTATCCAGAGGAATACTTTGAAGTTCCCGTATCAGGTTAGGGCATGTATTAAATATCTGTAATCGTGGCCTACCGCTTTGGCGTAACTTTAAGTATTCGTGGATTTGTATCTTTCCTTGTATTCTGTTTTTATCGGCGCGTCTTAGCTTGTGTCCAATCTTCATTAGTGCTTCACCAACAGTCGGGCCGGATGCACCTGTCTTTGCCCATGCTGCGGTGTCTAACACTCCGGGTACAGCAAAAGGATCATCTAACTCCATTTGAGTAATAAGATGACCTAAGTCTTCGCCAGTCAGCCCCTTGCGGTACAACTCACGATATATTATCAGTGTCCCGTCTGAGGGGTCAACACATCCCCAAATACACGCACTTTCGGAGGCGTACCCGTAGTCAATCCCTTTGACTCTTTCCCATCCTATGGGGATTGCAAACGGAGTAATAACATGCATTTCGTTATTGAACTCCGTAAATGCTGCGCCCTCTGCAATATCCCAATTACCTTCAAGCAGTTGTCTGCGTTGAACATCTGGCAGGGCTTTCAGCATTTGCTCATACCTGCCATCTGTAGCAAGGTATGGATTATCGTCTAAGCGGGCTGGTATAAACTTACGGGATAGCCCATCTTCACCCTTAAACGATTCGTGCGGGGGGTTAGGATCAATGTATCGTTTCTTAACCCAATGCGCACCTACGCCACCCGGGTTGGCAGTACACCTCATGTAGGGTGTGATCTCCGGGTCAGTTGTTCTGAGTCGGGAAGCCAGATAGTTCCAACCAAACTCAGTGGGCAGATGTGTTATCTCATCAAACCCAATCCAACTGTATGCTTGTCCTTGGTAGCGGTACACATCAGCATCTCGCTCCAAGAATCCAAATTCTATTTTAGCCCCGCTTGGAAAGTTCCAAAGCTTTTCTACTTCTCGGTACTTACAACCGGGGAACGCACGGGGGTACAACTCCCGGCTCTTGTCAATCAACTCCCTTAGTTCGGGCATTGATCGCCTTAGTATCAGTGCGCGGTGGGCTGCTTTGTGCGCATAACGCAATGGGTCAATAAGCATTGCGTAACTTTTACCACCACCAGCTGCACCACCATACAGTACATCTGTTTCGGGTGCAGCCAAGAACTCTGTCTGCGGGCCTTCATTTGCTTTGAAGATTACGTTGTCTTGTACTTCTTCTCGCAGAGCCTTTGGTACTTTAGACAAGACATCAGTATCTATTACTTTGCTGCCTTTGTCTTTCTCTAGCTTTGAGAGGGTCTCTTTGGACGCTCTAAGCTTTTCTCGCTGCTGGTGCAGCTTGACCCTATCCTTTTCTAACTTACGCTCACGGGCCTTTACAGAGCGTCTAGCGACCATCTTGGCCTTTGTCTCGGAATGAAAGTGGTAGCCCCTGCCTTTTGACCCTTTAGGCCTTCCAGTTTTTTTGCGGGGCGTACCATCTTTCTTTAAAACAAAGTTACCAGCTTCATCCTTCTGGTAGTCGTCCGGGTTATTGTCCCAATCGTTCGTCACGTTTGATTATCTGCCTCAGTCCTACATGGCTTAATGGTCTGCCAGTAATATAACTTAAATACTCTGCACCTTCGCGGAGACTGAAAGAGTTGTTCTTCACCAACTTCTTGGTCTCTGCTAATGCTGCCAGTTCAACTTCAACTGGCCTTAACGTATTTGTTTCTTCATCTAAGGTGTAGCCAAACGGGATTGTACTGCTTGTTCTACGCATCGTCCCTGATCATCTCTTTGGCGGGGAGTATAAATAAACCACCCTGCACATTGTTATTTACTTCTAGCCTTTCCTGTTTACCCAAGCCTGTACGGTCTAGTATGCTTTGGGCTGCTTGAAGTTTCAAGTTAGCTTGAGGTAGCGGAGCATTTGAGTTCATAACCTCTACTAACTTCATGGCGGCTTGCGGGGCTGACTGTGCCAGTATCCCTGAAGCAAGTTCTACTATCTCATGCTTAAGGGCTTTGATTACTTGGTAGTGGCTGTTGTCGCTGTACCCAGCTAGTTCCGCTGCTTTCTTTGGATCACCTCCTGTGGTTACAAGGTTATCAAGAAAACTTTGCTGTTTAGTTGTTAGTTCTTTACTAGACATACAAGACATTATACAGGTCATTTACAGTTTTGTCAAGTATTTCTTGACAAAAAGCTAATCTGACTGTATAATATAGATTACTAGCCCCCCCGGGCCACACCTAATATATACTGGTAGTCTTTAAAAGCCCGACCAAAATCCTTAACTCCCCTAGTAATACCCAGAGTCCCGACTAGAGTACTGGCGAATTCCCCCCACAAGTACCTCCCCGCCCTGTCTCTAGAGGCCCGCCCAAACTGGTTAACATCCTTAACCCGGCAAAATGTATATGATTTAGTATATATACGGGGGGTAGGCCCATGGCCTCCTGCCCCACCCTCTTAGTCATGGATGACTATAGAGGGTGAAAGAGACCTCCAAAATAACTTTAGTTATTTTTAACCCTCTAAAGCTTTGCTTTAGGACTCCACCAACTCCTCAATCATCCTGATTGAGAACTCTCCAGACCTCTCAGACCTCTAAAGCTACGCTTTAGGACTAGCTAGTTACCAAAGGATTTAAAAATCCTTTGAACTGTTAAAGTAAAACTTTAACCTCCACAGATTCCAAAGGAATCAGTAACTTACCGAGTTATCGGCCTCAACTTAAAACTCTTAAACGAGTTTTAAAAAGCCCCGCCAAAATCCTTTCCTCACCCGCGCATACCTGCACATGATGCAGGGTTTCTTCGCCTGTTTTAGCCCGCATTATGCGCAGGAAAAATCACGCACCAGAAACTTGTTGACTCCAAAAAAAATCTGTGAGTTTAATGTAAATCGTCTCAGCAACACCGAGACAAAACAACACACACACAACTCCAAAGGAGAGTACACATGAAGACTTTCGAAGAAAGACAAGCACAAGTTGAATCCGGCCTGATCACCCCGACCGAAGCGAAGCTTGAGGAACTCAGAGATCAGGTAGCCGTAGGCTTGATAACTGCCGAAGAAGCAGAGAACGCAGCGAAGCTGCTGACGCACTAAAAAACTAAAACACACACATACACACAACTCCAAAGGAGCATACACATGAAAGCAACATCCAAGTCATTCGCCAACATCGACAACAACCGTCTTGCAACTGCGAAGCAGTTCTTCAGGGTTACCGTACACCACGCTAACCTCGTCAAAGACGAGAAGGGCATCCCTGAAAAATACTTTTTCAGGCTCCGTAAGCAGGTTGAAGCAGTCCTTGCCCGGCACAACCCCAAAGGGTTGACTCATGGTGACGTACAGAAATTCCTAGCTTCAAAGAAGCTACCCAAGTATTTAATTGGAAACTTGCAGATACTCACCCTTGTTGAGCCGAAGGCTGAAGAACAACCGAAGGTTGCCAAGAAAGCCCCGGCAAAGCCGAAGGCTAAGAAACAGCCGAAGGCTGTCAAAACTCAACCGAAGGTTGTTCAGCCAACAGCAACAGCCACCCCGGAGTTTAATCATAAAGACTTTGATGCCCGTCTGACCTTCCTTGAAGGTGAAGTCAGCGTCATGTCAGAAGATATCCAGACTATCAAGTCTGGTATGGAAATGATTCTGGAATCCATCCGGGGTTAATTTAAAATTCACGGGCCAAGGACGGCCTAAACTTAAGGAGTTTAAAATGGTAGTTTTAAAATTAATTAATTTAATATTTAATCGCCAGTGCAAGTTAGTTGAAATTAAATCAATAAGAAAATCAAGGAGTTATGCCAGATCAGGCTACTACCACTACATTGTAGTGAACAACACCCAGTACGTTTTCAGAGAGTTTATAATTTAATTTAATTTTAAATGGGTTATAATTATCTCTCAAAGGTTTTTGAGAGAGATAATTAAACCCCCAAAGCCGAAGGAGGCAAGCATGAAATCAATCAGGATTGGCAAGATTCGTAAAGACGGTAAATTCCCAGTTAAGATAGTTTACCAAGGCTCACCAAATATGTTTGGTGGTTTCTATCCAAGCACTGAATATAATAAATTATTCAATTTAGAAGACATTCAAGATTATTCTCTTTATGAGGGGGATATGTTCTTCAACGACAGCGGTATGTCCGACTCACTGTTTTTCAGTGAGGAAGATTTAGCCAAAGTCGCAGTTAATTAATTTAATTTTTAAAAGGGTGTTTATATATCTCAAAGGTTTTTGAGAGATATATAAACCCCCCCAAAGGAGAAAAGCACCATGCTAGTTTTAGATTACCCAAGCAAAAAAGAACTGAAAGAAAACATTGGCGAGTCACTTTGTTACATGGAAACTTCCATGTTTGGCCCAGAATACACTCCGAATGGGACATTCTGTGGCTGTAACCGACCTCATATTACTGGTCACAAGCGGGAGTTTTTCGCACAAGTTACTATGAAAGACGGCAAGATTTTTAAAGTTAGTTAATCTATGAAAGGACTTATTATCTCTCAAAGGTTTTTGAGAGAGATAATAAGTCCCAAAACCCAAAGGAGTACGGCATGATCACTTTAACTAAAATTAGTTTGTTAACTGGTAACACTAACAAAATGGTGTTGCCAATAACCCAAGATGAATATAACAAAGCTGAACAAGCTAGAAAAGGAGGTATGTACATACAAGATGCTTACCCTACTCTCACAGCAGATCAAAGAGAGTTTTTACTAAGTGGAGCAACCCCAGAAGAATGGGATGCTTTATTTGGAGAAGATGAGGAGGCAGCATGAAAGAAGTAAAAATCATTGAATGGATTGGCTATGATGCAGGGGCAATTACTTGTAATTCTATAGCTAATAAACGTAGGACAGCTGGTGGAAACATTAAAGTTACAGATCATAATGGTGACATTTATGATGTGCATCCTCTTGTTTATTCCTGTGGTGGCTATGGTCTCCAAACTATTGAAAGTGAAGTTGGAGTGTATCCAATACGATGGAAAGAGATTGCATTTTAAAATTAATTAATATAAAGGGTGTTTATATATCTCAAAGGTTTTTGAGAGATATATAAACCCCCCAAAGGAGTACGGCATGAATTTCAATACCTTAAAAGAAATCACCCGATCAAAATCAATACCCGAAGCAGTAGCATCAGCATATAAAAAAGAAGATAAAGCAGGTTGGCGTAAAGCGATGCTAAAGTTTATGCAATGGCTGAAAGGAGAGGATGCTGGTTGGTCAATTATGATGCAAAAGGGTAACATCAAACAGCAGTTTCTATCCTTCAGTAGCGTACCTGAAGTAAGCTGTCCCGGTGCTGGTGCTTGTCTCAAGTTTTGTTATAGCTTTAGAGCTTGGAGATATCCCGATGCATTTTTTAGACAATTACAAAACTATGTTTTGATGCAAACAGCTGAAGGTAGAGCCAAGATACTTGAAGACTTAGACAAGTATAAATCAGACAAACCAGTAGACTTTAGGTTATATGTTGATGGAGACTTTGCCAGTGCTTCAGAAGTTACCTTCTGGATGGAAGCCTTGAAAGCCCGACCTTGGTTGAAAGCCTATGGCTACTCTAAATCTTGGGAAGAGTTGTTAGCTTACAAGGGCGAATGGCCTAGTAATTATAAATTAAATTTGTCTTCTGGTAGCAAGCATGATGCTGAGTTAAAAGCTAAGGTTAAAGCTTTACCAGTTACAAGGGGTAGTTTTGTTGCAGTAGATGTTGGTTATAAAGTAACCAGTGATATGCATGGCGATAGGAAACATCAGAGTTTCCTCAGAAAACTATATGGTATTAAAGCCTTCACCTGCCCCGGAAAATGTAATACTTGTACCCCAAAAGGTCATGCTTGTGGATCAGATAGATTCCAAGGCATGGATATAATAATTGCAACGCATTAAAATTAATTAATATAAAGGGTGTTTATATATCTCAAAGGTTTTTGAGAGATATATAAACCCCCCAAAGGAGACAGCGATATGCTATTGCTAGTAAAAGTTAAAAACAATTATGGTACTGAACACATCTATCCAGTCAGCGAAGAGGCCAAACTACTGGCCCAGCTGGCTGGTAGTAAAACATTGACCAGAAGCACTATAGAAATAGCTAAGAAACTAGGATTTAAATTCTCGGTTGAGAGGGCAGAAGTATGATAACTAGAATTCACGTTAACCAGCATAACATTAGGGCCAACAGTAAAGACGGTGGCTCAAGGCCAATACTTACTGTTAAAGACTACAAGCAGAACAGAAAGTGTAACGAAGTAGTATTTACTAATGGACGAGTAATATATTCCCCGGACAAACCATTGTCCTGTGGAGCTAAAGTATGGATTGAGACAAACGAACCAGTAGAAATTGTACGCTGAACATGGGAGTTTAATATGACTGAAGATAGGATAGCGGTTAGAAGAAAGCAGTGGTTGAACTGGCATAGAAAAAATCCTGAGATTTGGAAAGCCTTTGAAAAGTTTACCCTTGAAGCAATTGAATCTGGGCGTACAAAGTATTCTCATTGGGCAATTATGAATAGGGTTCGATGGCATACTGATATCGAAACTACAGGTAAACCTTTTAAAATATCTAATGACCACATAGCTTTTTATGCTAGGGCTTTTGTGCATAAATATCCTCAACATAAAACTTTTTTTAAACTAAAACCTTTAAAGGAGGAACGTGAACCATGCCCCGCGACCCAGTAGATATTGCAGAATTAAAACGAGACTTTGAAGAAACCTACGGTTCAGAAGAGCAAAGGTTTAAGGATTGGTGGGAACATCAAGAAGAGATAGCAGATAGAGAATACACTTCATGTGAATCAAAGGAGATATAAAATGAAAAAGAAAACAATGATAAAGTTTTGCAAAAAAACTCAAGAAACAGCTATGAAATATAATTTATCCGATTTAGAAGTCATTGAAGCTTTGCTGGTAATGTATTCATCAATAGCAAAGCTGCATGAGATTTCAAAGGATGAAGCGTTAAACGGTCTGAGTGTAACGCTAGACATGATTTATGAAAAATCCGAAGAGGAGGTAGTGCATTAATGAGTCATATGAAAAGACAGGTTTTAAACTGGGAAGTTTATACTTCGGGACATAAGATATTAATTAAGGACAAAACTTATCCCGAAGCTATAGAACTTGCGGAGCAGTACGGTACACCGTTTGCCATATCTCAGATAAGTTCAGAGGCTTATGAAAATAAAAAAATAAAGGTTGTTAATTAATCTCTCAAAGGGTTTTGAGAGAGATTAATAACAACCCAATCCAAAAGGAGAACGCTATGCAAATTAATGAAATCCGAAGAGAAATGGGTGAGTTTGATCTCGCCCTAGAAGAATGCAAGCAAATGGTTGAATTTGCCCCGCTTGTTTCTGACTTGGTTGACGCAGTACTAATAAAAACCAGAAGTGAAGAAGACGATATAAGATTCTCATGTGCGAGAGCATTGGGTAGAGTTACAGGAATGATGCCCGCAGTACTGGCTATTGAAGATGTTGAAAAGCGTAAAGAAAAATTAATTCAAATGACAAAGGAGCAAAGCAATGACTAATGTACTTTCAATAAACAACAATCGTAAGCATATGCTTGATATATACAATCAGGGCTATGGGGCTGCTAGTTTTGATACCCACATAACTCCACTTTATTTTAACCCGACTCCACATGATAGGATTCAATCCAATAAGATGGCTATCTATCGTGGAGATACTTGGAATTTTCTGGGGGCTGTCAGTAGGAAGTACAAGCTGGTCACTCACCGAGAAATGATTGATAACCAACGTGTAATTCTTGAGCGTTCTGATCTTGATTGTACTGGTATTCAAGAAAGAATTACTATCGGAGGTAACGGCTCTAAGTGCTTTGTTCATCACACCCTCCCGGCTCATAGTGTAACTACACCGGACGGTGATACTGCTGTCCTGACTTTCCTTGGTACTAATAGCTACGATGGGACGTTCAGTTTCTTATTGTCTGGTGGTGCAAAGCAGGGTGCTTGCATGAACGGTCAGGTCTGGACTAAGGACGCAGCCACAATTTATAGGGCTAAACATTCTAAGAATCTTAATATAAATCATGCAGCTAGGGTTGTTGGTGGTGCTTTGGAAGTATTTGCCCAGCAGAATGAGTTGTGGTCAACGCTTAGAAATACACCTATTTCTATAAATGAAGTTAAGATAGCGATCTTCCATGCGTTGAATTTAGGTTCTAATTTCCATGAGTTTGAAACCAAATGGAAAGAAACAGGCAAGGCTAGTAAAGATTATATGTATCTTTTAAGGGCTTGGTACAACTACTCTAGAAAACTTGGTAATAATCAGTGGGCTTTGTACAATGCCTTCACTGATTGGTCAACCCATGCCCCAGCTGCGAGAAAGGGTTCAGATATTAGTAACTTACAGCGTAAGCGTGAGGCAACAGTTCAGAATGTAGTAACTAAGCTGGCTGCTTAAACCAACTAACAGTTGCCAAGGATGGCATTTTTTAAAGGAGGTAACATGAATATATTTTATCTAGACCCAAACCCAAGAATTTGTGCCGAGAATCACTGCGACAAGCATTGTGTCAAAATGATTTTAGAATATGCCCAGCTGTTATCAACAGCACACCGCGTACTCGATGGTAATGAGAACAAAGAACTGCCTGACGGTAGGCAAGATGTATTGTACAAGGCTACACACGTTAATCATCCAAGTGCTGTCTGGGTTAGACAAAGTTCTGCTAATTATAAATGGCTTTATAAAATGTGGATGTATCTCATATTTGAATATAATTTTAGATACAACAAGATGCACAAGTCGGCATCCCTTTCAATATACTTGGAAGACCTTCCAGTAAATATCCCAACCGGGGAGTTTACTGAGCCTACATTGGCTATGCCGGATGAATGCAAACTACATGGCGTTAGTCATGTAGAGTCTTATAGAAATTATTACAATAAAGAAAAAGCCTACATGGCTAAGTGGAACTATACAGCCCCGCCAATGTGGTTTGGAGAACAGTATGCCTAGAAAAAAGAAACTTGAGATAGTTGATAAGCTTGATAAAAAGCTTTTGAATTTAAAATCTGGTGACAATTTTATTGTTGAGATGTACTTGGAAGGTACAAGATTATGTGAAATAAAAATGGGATACAAGTATGCTAAGGTAAAGCCTTTGTTTGGTAGTCCTTTCTCTAAAAAATTTAGTGCAAGGAAAATAAAAGACCTGCTTGCAGCAACATATTGGTGTGCTGCTAGATCAGATGCCACATATAAAGCTTGGGAAAAAGGCAGGAAACGTAGGCCTAGAAACTGGGAGACCGCATATAAATGAGACCTAAATATGAGACAAAGCATAGTTTAAAGGAAGAGCAAAGTTTTGCTGACATGATCCAAACTGTTTGGGATTGTGAGTTAACAAAGATGCCAGTGCAATACGGAATAGATTACTGTTGCTATCGAGGTGACACTTTAATCGGGTTTGTTGAACTAAAAAACCGAACATGTAGGAAGGAGCAGTACCCTACATATATAATAAGTTTAAGTAAATATTTGAAAGCTAAGGAGTTTTCACGGTCTCTTAGAAAACCAACTAACCTCTGTGTTAGATGGTCAGACCAATCAGGATACATAAGATTGGATACAATTAGTGACTTTTGCATATCCCAAGGTGGTAGAACAGACAGAAATGATTGGCAAGATGTTGAGCCAGTACTCCATATAGATATTAATAGTTTCATTAGGATATGATTATGTTTAATAATGTACAACATGCAATAATTAAATGTTTAAAAGATATAAAAGATACTTATAATTCTTCTTACGACAACTACCACAGGCTGCTTGTAGTACTTTCTTTAAGTTGTTATATAATAAGTTTAATAGGTGCTTTACTGGTCTTTATAGAGATTATAGAACTAAAAGACTTTGAAAGCAAGACAGGATTTATTCCATCCACAATTGAGTTTGCACTGCTGGCTGTTGTTGGCTGGCATGCAAGTCAGAAGCTTGCGGATAGAATAATAGTAAAGTCGTAACTTTTTTCTTGACATGCCACAAGAAAGGAATTACGATTCAATTTCAATCAACAATACACAAGAGGTGTAATATGCCAGTTGTATCTGGAACCGCTTACTGGGCAAGCGTAACTCAGCCCAACACAACTTACGATCCAGTTTATTCAGTTAATCTGGTTGTTGACAGCAAGACCGCCAAGGATTTTGAATCTCGTGGTTTCTCCATCAAGGAGATGGATGAAGGCCCGGCACTTGTTATCAAGCGTAAGGTCAACGGCCCCAACGGTATGGTGCG